AAGCCAGCACCCTAAAAACGAGTTCTAATTATGCCAATAATGACATCAAAGCTTTCTCAGCCAATGGTATTAAGATTGGCGCTGATTTCTTGGCGGCATATGATAAACCCTCATACATGAGCGACCAACTGCTAGCATCAGGCTTCGCCGTCTTACGCTGTTGAATCATGTTCGCTGCTTCTAGCACCATACCAGAACCCTGTACATCACTATCCGTGGCCGTATATGAAGCAGCAGCAATATTGCCAACGTACTCCACGTGAACGACATATTCTACGTGAAAATCCTGACCAGCCTGGCCAGTAACGCAAATGATAGTGGTGGGGGCTCCGACTAAATAAGTGGTACCGCTAGAAGTAGTTTGAGTGAGTGTACTCACCAAGTTGTTTGTATTAGACAAATCACCTTCACCGCCGCAAAACGGGTAAGTCAAAAGTGTCCTGTGATTAAGCGTGTTCGTCCCGAGCGATTCACTTCTTGATAAAAAGTTCATCTCATCGGGATTACTAGCGAAATCTGAAACACTGCAGCGATCGCGAGTGAAATTACAAATGGTAGTGAGTGGGTTGCCGGATAACGATTGAATAGTGTTGTTAGTGAGCGTTCCTGGCGTCAAGCTCACGTTCTTATGCGCCGGATCACGGTACATATACGCCATGCCTGATTGGTTCAACGCCGTGCCAGTGTACTGGACAGCGACACCTGCAGAAACTACTCGACACGCAACTTCTTGGGAATCCTCCGCTGATCTAACCGTTAAATTATCGACAGAGTATGGGAGATTAGAGACGGAAATCGGATTCAACCCCGTAGCGAAAAACCCCGCAACCGTCGAAGTAATAGCCACTGTAGTGCCGTTATATGCCGCCCCAGTAACAAATAGCTGGGGAGCATCGCGAGCACCACTAGGGGAAATCGCGATGTATGCAAAACCGGCGGTGCCAATTTTACTGTCAAAGCGAACGAACCCGGTGACTTTATGAGTAGCAGTAGCCTGCCCAGATGGAACACAAACTCCAGTGGACAACGGAGAAAATGGGTCACTAATGGCGAAAGCATATTTCGCACAGCATTTACTAAGCTTGACCTGCGTCCCTATGGACGGGGGCTTAGCGAACGCTACCGCGCGAGACTTTGGATTCGAATTAGAGATGATCGATGACACCAATGCCCGTATACCTTCATCTGGAGCCTTCCTGCTCTTCGTGGAACTTCTGGGAACTTTACGCCCTTTCCCTTTTTGGGTGTTATTTTGCGAACTTTTCTTGTTACTTTTATTGTTGTTTTTGTTGGTAGGAGCAAAACAAAGGAAGCTCACGGAAATTTGCTAAAACCGTGTCCTGGCCGGGTTTGACAAACCTGTTGACCAATATCCCTGCTACATGTAGTATTCCTGGACGTCGTCTACGCCGGTAAATCAACTACATGCGACCGTCTTGCTATCGACGGGGAATGACAAATTCAACTCTCTCGAGAGACACTTGGGATGTGCCTTTGTACGTCGTGCGACTCTATTTCTCAGTCGCGGTGGTCAATTTACTCTTTTATTGAGGGTTCCTCCTTCGTAAGTCTTTCGACCGGATTACGTTCGAAGAGGTATTCAGCTTACGCTTACAGCCCGCTGGGCTCTCCCCCTTGGTTCAGG